GTTACAATACTAGCGCTGGTAATTCGCACGTTAGGTTATTGGCTGCTTTCTTAGTGGGCTCAAAGGACGCTTTTGCAATGGGAGATGATTCTGTTGAGGAGTGTTCTGAAGATCCGCTAGAGGTTGTCGATAAATATCGTGCGTTAGGCCATGTCGCTAAGATGTTCCTACCCTGCAAAGATGGATTTGAATTCTGTAGTACTCGAATTAGAGAGAATGATGATGGAGTAGTTGAAGGAGTGCCCCAAAATTGGGCCCGTACGACATATCGTTTGTTGCACGCACCCGATGATTTTGAGGAGCGACTTGGACAATATTCGCAAGAGATGCGATGGCACCCTGACCACGATTTACTCGTGGAAGTTAGCCGTCGTTTGCTTGCGTTTAATGTTAAAGTCTAGTGCTAGAGGAGTGGCACAAAACTATTCTCATATGATGTCTAAAGTCGTAGCTAAGAAGAAGAAAGCGAAAGAGCGTAAGAGCAAACCCAAAGCCCGTAAGGCTAAAGGTAAAGGTGGTGCTGCTGGGTTACAACAAACGGTCAAGAAATTGGCCCCGGTTAGTGTCGGAACTGTGTTTGAGCAGAAAGGACCAAAGGTACGTGGGGGAAACTTCACTGTTACCCATTGTGAATTTCTACAAAATATCATGACTGATGCGAGCGGTAATGTTGCCACCACGCAGTATAACCTTAATGCCGCTCTTTCTGACTCTTTTCCTTGGCTTGGCGCTTTAGGCGCTAATTTTGAATTCTACAGAGTGGATGCTCTCCACTTTAAATTTCAGCCTTTGGCACCGTCCAGTGCTGCGGGACAACTAGCTATGGTAATTGATTACGATTCGCGTGATCTCACATCTTCCTTTGCAGGAATAGGTGATTATATCAATTATCAGGGTTCTGTTATCTCCAACATATGGTTAGATTCTCAGGCTAACTTTCGCCCTAATCGGCGGATGTTAGACAAGTATTTGTGCCGTACTACAACGCCTCCGTCGTCAACGGATGTACATTTGTATGATGTTGGTAATTTTTATTTTATGGTTGACAACTGTTCGCTTGCGAGCGCTGTTATCGGTAGATTATTGGTTTCCTATACCATCACTTTCTCAGTGCCCCGCATAGCTGCGGTAGCTAGTACTCTTTCATCGAGTTTAGCTGTTGGCAGCTGGGCGGGTGGTGGTAATTATGCAGCTGCATACCCGTTGAATCAATTCCACACGAATGGAGACAACAATAAATTACTCAATGTTGGTTATTTTCCAACTAAATTGTCCGGTGGAAATCATCAGGAAATTGCCCCTTTGGTGGGTGACAATAAGTCTTTTGCATTAGGACCCGGAATTTGGAATGTTATATATCAATTGGGTGATTTAGTGTCTGGATCCACCCCGTGGGGGGTGTACGGAACTGTTGTAGATGCGGTGTCTACAGGCTTGGATTTTGACGTCACAAAGGCGTCAATGTTGGATTGTAGCAATTTCTACCAGCATCCTATCAATATTGCTAGCGCCATTGACACTGGCGTTACGCAATCTTGGTTGATGGCTGTGTCTGATTTTGTTACTTGTTCGCTTGATTATGTCGCTGATGCCAAACTTGGAACGGTATGGAATGCTGCGTCGCTTGTGATTGAACCGGCTGCTCCACTACTTAGTAGTGTAATGCCGTTCTTCACTGCTTCGCGTGCAGCCCGTGCTTCCCGACGTTTGTCAATGAAGCGAGATAGTGAGCGGAAAATTGACGCTGATGATGGCGTGGTGGTTTCACCGAAACCGCCGCGTTTTGTCAAGAAGTGAGGAGAGTCTGGCCGCTGAAATACCTGGTTAACGACCAGGGGCGAAGGCGTAGTTACTTGTGTGACTGAGCAAGTCCCTTCTTAGGGGGTTATCAGTTTGTTGTGTCATTAGCAACAACCCTTC